AATTTGTGCATTTCTTTGGTCTAATTGGTCCCACATTTTGTTATCTCTGATGATAGCAAATGCATTGAGTCCAATGATAACAACTAGACCAGACAAAATAACAGGAATGTAGCGAATGCTAATAGACATTTAACCTCCTAAAGGTTGTGGTTGGTGTGATATGCTAAGGTATCAATCTTTTCATATAACTTCTCAATTAACTCACCCATATATTCTTCATCATTCTCATCAGTCCACTCCTGATGTGTCTTACAAAGTTCAATCAATTGTAGGTAATCTTGTGGTGTTAGTTTACTCATTGGTTTGCAAGAATAAGGAGTTTACCTAATAGTTTGGAGTAAAATCTACATGTCTCATCATCACTATATTCTTTCATCTTTTCCATGGTTTGTTGTATTAATTCCTCATATTCATCGGTGGTTAGTTTAACTTCAACATGAGGAATACCAGCAGTTTCAGTCTCTCCCCATGCGTATTGTGTGGTGTTCATGATGTAGAATAGGTAGTAAAAAAGAAGAGGTTAATTACCCCTTCTTATGTGTAAACTGAAACAAAACCTTTTCATTTGGTTCTACTATCTCTGCTGCATCTCTTAAAGTATCAGCAGTGAATTGTCTTGCTTCGGGTGAGTTATAAAGTAAAACACCAATGAGAGCAAGGAGAAGCAATTTAGTCATGTTTGAGTAATAGTTTGGTGATCTGGTTTTGGAAAGAAATTTAATCATAATCCTTCCAACTTATGCTGCTAAGTTATCAAGAATATCTTGAGAAACTGTAGTAGCATTAACACCATCCAACCACTTATTGATGTGCTTAGATGTTGTTACTGACCACTTAGTTGATGTCCTAACATACTCATAGTCAGGCAATTGTGCTGCAACTGGTGTATCATAACTGAAGAAAACTTTAGTTCCATTGTTGAGAACAACTTCAGTCTGATTTGCAGCAATTCTTTTAAGTTGCATTTGGGTTTACCCTTTGCTTGTGGTGAGTGTGAGGGGGGTCCGTCCCTCTCACTATAGGTACATTTTAAAGGTAACTAATATTAATTCCTAGTAGATTTGATGTTAGATGGTCCTATCCAAACCCTACCATCTTTCTTCCATTGTGTTACTAATTCCCTCCTAATTGTAAGCAATTCTTTATACTGTGTCTGTTGTTCGGTGCTATAGGTAAAGTTTTGCCTTCTATATGCTTCCTTTAAAGTAAGAAGATCTTTAAGAACTTGTGATGATTTCATAATGCAATCCTCTCTTGGATTTGAATGGGTTGTTTAGTATAGGGACAGTTTAAAGGTAACTAACATTATCATTTTACAAATCTTCCTTGATTCATGTTAGCATAAGCAAAAGTTGGTCTGTCAACTAACTTAAACATGCCAAATTCATTGGACAATACAAACCCTTCACCTGCAACTTTATACCCATTTGGGAGATAACATTTGGGAGTACCATAAATGATAAAACTCTCCATAACTTCCTTCTTAATTTCTATCACTAACTGATAGAGATTAGCAAGGTAGGGACAACCTAGAATATCAGTTAAATCAAGGTCAGTTATATCTTCACCCTCACGAATGAGTTTGTTGATGCTCTGCTTTGCTGCAGATGCCTTAGAGGGTGTTAGAAACTGTATCTTGCTAAGGTTAATACTCAGAGGATCATTTTTAACAAGGATCCTATCAACTGTAGGTTGCACCCATTTGACCTCAGGAGTGTCCCCAAAATGCACATCTAAAGGATATGCCTCAGCATCACACATCTCACCTTCAATAATATATTGTGTGTGAGGTGCAATGATAATTTTATTGTGAACTGTAGTCCCAAAGTCATACTTTAGGGTGTTAGGTTTGTAAGTAGAAGAACCACCAAACCCAATAAAATCACCCTGATAGATGCCTTCTTGTCTAGGAATATACTTAAGACAAGCACACAAGATTTCAATCACACTTGCATGAGTTGTTTCATCATACAAGGCGAATACATCATCTTGAGTATAGCAAATCTTAATCTTTCTCTTATTAAAAACTGATTTAGTGCCAACAAAAAACCTTCCATTGTGAGGATGAAAACCCCACACAATAGAAGGAGCACCATCAATCTTCAAAGAGACATCTGCCACTGAATATAAAGATTCAATGACATCTAGATTCCCAGTAAGAATCAGATCTTCAGGATGTTCGAGATGTGTGTTCTTCATACTATAGGGACACTTTAGAGGTAACTAACATTAATAACATTCACATTTGCTGGATTGGTTATCTTGATAGGGCGAAAAAGTCTCCTCTTGTCTAGGAGTCGGGGGTGGATCTTCCACTTGCAATATAACAAGAACTCCAATAAAAAACAATGCTACAAGTAAAAACTTCGACATACTTATTTCTTCACTACACTAACAGCAGGTTGACCTTTCTCAAAGATAGTATGGTGCATAACTACAAACTTCATCCCCTTTTCTTTGCCCCATTTTGTCAATGTATCAAAGAATTTATCCCTCCCAACTTCTGTGCCATTGATAATTGCACCAGTCTTGGAAGTTATATGCATCCAATTATAACCACGCATTTGTAACTGATTGCAGAAGTTAGTCTCACTAACCATGTTAACAATCTGTGCTGTTCTTCTTGCACAAACTAATATTTTATCAACACCAGATTCATCAATAGTTGCTAACAAATTCTCTGCATCTTGCTCCACTGTCTGCATAGCATCAAGCACTCTTAATTGATGAGGTCTTAGGTTAATCATGAAACATGCCAATAATAAATTTTAACATAAAAAAGAGGGGTTTAAACCCCCCCTTGGACACTCTATCAAGTGGTTTGTTTTGTTTTTTCCTGATTAAATGCTCTATCATAAGAGTTTTTGATATAATCAATACTCTTAACAACAAAAGGTTGAGCAAATGCATAACCTTTCTTCATATCTGACCAAAGTTCTTGGGTTTCAAATTGATGAATTTCCCAACGAACTTTAAAATCATCCATGTAATCCTTCATTGAAAGATTAGGTTGTTTTGGAGCACTTTTCACAGGTGTTTCTTCAGTCACTTTTTTAATCTCAACAGGTTGTGTATATTTAGTAACAACTGGTTGAGGGGTGGGTGACTCCTTAACAGGTGTAGCAATGGTTTTTGCAGATTTGGTTGCTGTTGAACGTCTGCGGGTTGCCATAAATTAAAAAGCAAGTGTGGAAAGTGTGAGAGTCCTCTCACACTATAGGGACACTTTAGAGGTAACTAACAATAATACAATGCTATTTTTGTCTTACACTGTTAATCATACACCATTTTCCAACAGGATAACGAGATCTAATGAAATCCTCAATATATCTTCTATCTGCTAAATCTACCTCTTCAGTAATATAATGTGACCTATCTTGATGATCAGTGTATCTCGCTTTCACAATGTATTGGGTCATGTATCCATTCTCTTTGCAACTCTTGCTCCTATTGTAGTTCTTCCCTTCTTATCTGGTTTCTGACCTGTTTCTTTCTCATACTTATCGCTTTCTTGTTTCTTAAAAGTTCTTCTCAATTCAGTTTCACCTTTTCTATGAACTTTCATCCTTTCTTGACGAGTAAGACCGGATGCTTTTGCTGGTTTGTAGTTAGGATCTGTTTTCTTAGTGGTCTTCTTAGTTAATAATTGTGATGCTGTTTGAGTCTTAGCACCTGCCTCTCTTGCCTTACGTTCTCTATATGCTTTCTTTTGTGCTTCTTTCGCTGATAAATTAACAGACCCTCTTTCCTTCTCAGGTTGTTGTTCTCTTTCAGATTTAGGTCTTTGCTTACCAATATCCTTGCGTGCTTTATATTCTTTAGCAGGTGCAGTCTTACCACCACCTGCTGCTTTAACTCTACGTTTTTCTGGTTCTGTCTTCTTACGCTCTGTTCCAATCTTTTCACCTGATCTATGAGATAGACCAGTTCCATGACCTAATCCCTCTCTATCATAAGGATCTGCTTCAGCAATAAATTGTTGAAATGTTTTCATAGGAAAAACTAAGAACCATAAAGTATTTATTTCCTCCCACATGTGCGGGAGGATAATTTAGTTACCAGAAATCAGGAGTGGACAAATCCTCCACATAAGCAGATACTTTCTCACTGCCTTGCATGTCAAGAACTTTTTCCCACTTTATGTTCTGAGGCATAAAATCCTCTTGAACATCTAGTTCTAGGGTGATGCGATACTTAGTCTTACTGAGTGGATAAGTAACTGGCATGAGAAGGCACTCCTGAATATTACTTAGAAATTGTAAAATGGATTCACCAAAAAGTCAAGCAGATGTGGGCAGTAGTTCAACTGTCCTAAGGCATCACACTATATATGCTTATTCTCACGCTTTTTAATATATTCTAACTGTCCCCACTGTTCATTATGACATAACAATAAAGTGTGAATATTGTAATGCAACCTTTTCTTTCCATTAGTGCAATCACATGATGGTCTAGGTCTGACTCCAGTTTCTATTGTAATATATTGATTGCACTTAAAATATACCCATCCCTCATCGACATTCATACTCGTGGATTTATCCCATCTCACATAATCATCCACCTCTGGTTCATATTCTTTCCATAAACACAACTGCTCAAACTCCTCCATAAAGCACACTCTCCAATGGATTTAAGTTACGAACCATAGCAGAGTATGGTGTTGTTCTATCTATATCTACTGAATTACCTTGCTTGGTGGAGCTAATAGGCGATAGATAGCGCTCTGTCTTTGTGTTATAGAATCCCCAGATCGCATGAGGAGTACGATCAGTATAAGTGAAATTGGAATGATTGAGTATCCAAATAGAAATAAGATTACGCTTGAAGGTGGATACTTCATAAGAACAATTTTCAGGTGGTTGATGAATGAATGTGGGAGGAAGTTCTAAAAAATTCACTTGCAGTGTCTTCAATTTCTTTTTTCTTAAATCCTACATTAAGCAAAAATTTATAATAATGTTCAAAATATTCTTTTAAGTCTGCATCACACCCAAACTTAACTTCTTTATGAATATGATTGGTAATTTGAGGAAACATAATATCATATTGCCCAAATTCTACAAGTTCTTCATGATAAGAATAGGTAGTTAAATTATTCTTCTCATTCATCTATTTTTGCCTCCAATTCAACTATTAGTTTTTGAAGTTTTTTAATCTCTTGTTCTTGTTCTATTATAATCTTCTGCATCTCTCCCTGATGCTGATGAAGCGATTGAATAAGTTGTCTGTATTGTATTCCCGAATCCATATCCTTAAGTAATAAAAGAACTGACTACTTTAGAGGGAAGATCTCCTTCCGCTAATGCTAATTTAGTAGAATAATGTATATTCTCCCTCAATTTACTGTAACATCCAATGTTTAAGTCGTCATCCTCAGAGACTACCACATCAAAACATTCTTCATCATCTTTGGCAACAACATGCCAAACCCCACCAAATTCAGAATGTGGATAAGGAACAAAATGATCAATGATATAAAGAAACTTTTGTGCCATTAGAGTTGTAAGTTACCTCCTTATTTTAATAGATGAATGGATTAAAGTCAAGCATCAGGATCATAGAGTCTCATATACCAAACAAAAAGAATAATACTACAAATGACTCCAAGAGTCAAATAGGATAAAATAGCAAGCATGATAGGAAAAAATGTCAAATAGGATAATTTAGGCGACCTTTTGCGGAACTTGTATCAGTGCCTCCATCTTAATAAACTGCTCGTTAGTATTATAATACAAAGTATAGTTATCAGTTACCAAATAATATCCATCGATGTCTTTTCCATCATCAGTATAACCATATGATCTAACCCTTTCCTCCACACCATCAATACGAAGTTTTTTAGTTCCATTTCTAACATAAGATTCGTACTTTTGATCTAGATTAAACATGGTTTTACCTGTGAATGTGAGGATACTATAACATTAGTTATGTCTAATATCTATAAACTTTATATTCTCTTAAGGGTGTAGTAATGATTCTTCATCAAAGTGGATTTAAGTGCCCTACAGGATTCTCAAACTCATCATACTCATCCATTGGAGTTCTTTCTTTAGGTTTCTCCAACTTAAGAACAGTATTGTTCCAAGCACGTTTAGATGCTTCATCATACTCTTCTATAAACTTAGACAGGTAATCTGCTATTGCTCCTGCAGTTTCTTTAACTACTTGAGTATCATCAGCATCAATAGCCGATTGAAGATATTGAATCATTCCTTCCAATGCTTGTATCTTATTGAAAGCAACTTCCAAACCATTCATGGTTTCCCAAGTCTTATTATAATCTAAACAACTCATTTAATTACCTCCCAATTCTGATCATTGATTTTCTTCATCTCAAAAGAGTATCTATTAGTGATAGAAGCAAGGATATAATTATCCTCACTTTCTTGCACTATTCTACAAGAATGTAGTTGGTCCATGTATCCTGCAAACCTTTCTTTTGCTCTCTTTGACTTAGGTTGCACAGTCACAAATTTGGTCTTAGTAATCATAATGAATAACGAAAGTTTTTGATCAAACCCGACAAGCCATTTAGGCTAGTAACAGGATAATTTAGACACTTCTATTAAGAAATCGTTGTAAAGAACTTCCTCCATAGTTCTTGCTTCTTTTTCCCAAGGTTGATCTTCATAATCTGTTTTAGTGTGGTTAATTCCTTTCCAGGATCTCACACCTCTTTTATCACGCAATTGTCCCTTTACATGTTGATACATGTGCCAGAGTTCATGTAATAAAGTTTGAATGTAAAGATCTCCATGCATGGTAGTTTCCAATTCAATAAGAAATTCTCTAGGTCGAAAATCAGAGTCTTGAACTGAACAATAACCATACGCCTTTTCTCTTTTTAACCCCCTATGTTGAACAGTAACCCCCAAATGATGTCTAGGGAGGTATTGGGATTTAAACCACCTTACAACCTTTCCACAGGTTCTCTTAGGTCCTCTCCCCTCTATCTCAAGATAAAGCATAAGACACCACCTGTTGTGCAAGACGAACACCCCAGTGCATTACCCAAATGAATGAACCCATGAAGACTAATTTCTCCATGCCAGTCATGTCTTTGCTCATAAATCAAACTTGACTGCACATACTATAAACCCCACTGCTAGGCAATGGGGAAATAGTGTGACAGTTTGTTGGGTGGTACTTTACCTGGCATTAGACTGACCACCATACAAGTTATTCATAGGTTGATGTGCCCATGCTGCGTAAATCATGTTGCCAGCGTTAATAGATCCTTCAGTATTTCTAATCTTAAATCCATTACTTAACATATCAATCTCTACACCACTATAAGGTGCTGCTCCATTAGTAATATCAGGACACAGATATTCAGTAGAAAGATTATATTTATTCAGTTGATTATCAAACATATACCAATTATTAGTACCCGTATTATACTTACGAATTATTACTATTGCTGGTGAAAATCCACAATCAATGAAAGGCCCATCTGCGCTTGAATTGCCATCATACTTACCAAATTTCTGCAGTCCGGGAACATCGTGCCACGCAAGTGTCACAAAATTATTACTTTGACCATACCAACCAGTGCTTCCTGCAGACCAAACAACATCAGTTGGGTCAGTATTATTCCATAGTGATTGATTTGTTTGACCTGTAGAACCATCATTTAAATAAAGAGCTTTTGTATTTCCCATCTCTTTGTGAAACACAGTCCAGCTACCAGTGGTGTTTGTAACCTTAACCAACATGAAATCTGGTTTTTGCGTTAACCCATGAGGGATCGTCCAACCATCTGTATCTGCACCAGAAGGAGAAGTCCAAGTTACAATTGAAAATCCTTGTTTAGTTCCAACAGAAGCACCAGTGGGAGTGGTATCACCACCAGTTAATCCTGCTGCAGCAGCACTTGCATAACCTACATCATCAACATTAAAGGTGTTTTTGTTACCACCAGCCTTCCAACAATAACCAATATAATTAAGTGTTGAATTATAACTTCCACTAGTCCCCTTTACAATAAACCCATCACTAGTAAATCCATCCCAATCTGAAGAAGATGAAACTTGAGCAGCATTGTTATCAGACTCAAGATAAAAATCACCTCTTACAGAATCATGTTGCCGCCATCCACTTAAACCATTTATACCTTTCAACCATAACATATCTGGCTGAAAATTGTAACCACTAATACGATTAGTATTACCACTATCTCCACTAAATGTAGCAGCAATACCAACATACTGATCAGGTCTTACAACTCCAGGACTTGGGAGGTTTGCATAGTTTAATGGTTGGAAACCTTCAGGTGGTGCATACTTGAAGGGTTTTTGTCCAAAGTTAAAAGTTACTGATAATGAAGTATTATAACTACCACCAAATGGTGTGTATTCCCCAGCAGGTACACCTGTTTCTGTATGAATTAGAATATTATCTGCATAGAATTTTAGAATCCCATTATCTAAATCTAAAGCATATGCATGGAGCTTAGTTTCAACATTGGGAATAGTTGTTGAGTTGCTAGCTTGGTAAAATTTTGATTCTTGAACATTATAACAACCAGTTTGATATTGGCCACCTGATGGTAATAACTGAGTCAACATCACACCAAACGCATAACCACTACTACCAGATGTGACACCTCCTTCTACCTTACCCTCCCAGTACCATCTTCCAGAACTTACTGCAGTTGTACTTTTGCCCATTTTCCATGCAGCAGAACCAGATGTACCAGTATTTAAGTTTCCATCACCAATACTAGGTAAGTTTGCATCTAACGGATTCAACGTACAATAACCAGTCTCTTGTCCCATTACTGTGTTTATATCATCTGTGAATGGGTTGAAGGTGTTTGCTGCTGCGTCTCCGTTTGCTGTGATGGTTCCAGGAGATACTTCATAAGCAATAGCAGAAGTATTTGACTGACAACATAGAAGTTTTGTGTTGGTTACATCGGTGAGTGGTGCTGATGGTGGTGTGAATGCTGCTGTATAAAGTGCTGTTCCTTTGATAATTCTAACATTGCTAATAAAACCATTCCAATAATATTGAGCACCATCCTCTTGTCTACCAATTTGAAGGTTAGAAGAACCATTGTATAAAGTTCCACTAATTGATGGACTTGATATCAAAACACCATCAATAAACATATTGAGAGTGCCTCCATTTCTAACCATCGCAAAGTGAGACCATTTATTCACCGGAACGGAGTAAGTTACTGAAAGACTGGCGGCGTTTGAACTTCCGTCAGTAGAGTATGTGAAGTAAACCGTTGTTGAGTTCATCCACACCAAATAACTTCTATTACTACTAGAGTACTTACTTATTACTGTGGAATCAGAACTTAAAGATGTGGGATAAGCAAAAAATTCTATTGTAAAATCTCCCGATCCAAGTTCAAAATCAGCACTATCAGCAATACTCAAATAATCACCAGTTCCATCAAAACTCACAGCACCATCAGTTACTTTTGTGAGTTGTGAACCATATGCTACACCTGATGGAGTGTCTGGGAGAATATCTGGGTTGGTTGATGCTGGAATGAAGTTACTGGTGTATTTTGCAACACCTTTGTAGATGCGGACATCTTGAATATAACCAGGAAAATATTCTGCAACAGATCCCCCGATACTGTAAGAACCTATTGATAATACATCACTCGGGTCTCCATTTGATGTTGCATTTGTAAGAGTATTTTGTAAAATTCCATTAAGATATAAAGAATAAACAGAACCACTTTTGCATATTGCTGCGTGATACCAATTATTTGCTGATAATGTTGTTGTTGATAATATTTCTGCCCCACCAGTTCCAGTTGAACAAAATGCAAAATATCCAGTATTGTTTATTCTAAAATAATAATAAGCACCCGAAGAACCTTGATGACTTACTATTCGTGAATATGAACCTATGGATGTTGGATAAAACCAAGATTCAATAGTAAAATCTCCAGTTCCAAACGCAAAATCTGCATTGTCTGGAACACTCAAATAATCATTTCCATCAAAATATCCAGACGCTCCATAGAAATTAAAAGATGTACTGGGAAATGTCACCGTATTATTAGTGACACTCTTTGTAGTGCTTCCACTATTAATCTGATTACTTACATCATCAGCATTACCAACTAATGGAAGTGCAAGAACAAGATCACTGTAATTACTATCAGTTCTTACACCAACATTTGCTACATTTCCACCAATTACTGTATTAAGAATAGGAAGTGCTCCTGTTGCCTTTGGAATAACATTAGAACCACCAAAGTTTACTGGTGTCCAATCATTTCCTTTACCTGA